ATAAATATATGCAATAGCCCCCGTCGTACTATTCCCCGAACTACTACAAGAGGAAAGATTTGTACAAGCATTAAATGAAAAAATATCTGCACTAGCCCCCGTCGTACTATTCCCCGAACTATTACAAGAGGAAAGATTTGTACAAGCATTAAATGAATAAATATTTGCATTATCCCCCGTTGTACTATTCCCCGAACTACTACAAGAGGAAAGATTTGTACAAACATGAAATGGAAAAATAAATGCACCAGCCCCCGTCGTACTATTCCCCGAACTACTACAAGAGGAAAGATTTGTACAATTAGAGAATGGATAAAAATATGCCCCAGTTCCTGAATTACTCGTGGTATTATTTGTTACAGAACAATTAATAGAAAATATTAATTCCTTAAATGCCAGAACGAGAACGGACCCAGTTGTGCCACTTATTGCATAATTTTGGATAGTAATATTATGACATCTTCCTAATAACTGGCCATCTACAATAGTCCCGCTAGTTGTAAATGTTATATTCGTCCCATCCCCGTCTATAATAAAATCAGAACATGTGGCCTGAGTAGCCGTCCCCCAATCTATTATTGTAAAAACTGTATTGGCAGAGGGCTTCAAAATAGTCCCCGAACCAGCTCCATATAACCAGACCCCCGGTTTCATGGTTATTGTTGCGGCTATCGTATATGTTCCGGCAGTCAAAATGACCTCGCCACCGCCCATGGTTGCTATATAATCAATCGCGGCCTGTATTTCTACATTGTCAGCAGTCCCATCACATATATAATTATATGTCCCGTCAAAATTAGATGCGGCAACAATCAAAGTATTCGATTGATTAGACCGACGTTTAGGAGATGCTCCGAGCAATGCTCGCGCCGTATAAAATGTAGTCTTTTGCCAATTCTCTTCGACCTCGCGGAAGAGGGCGACCGTTTGCCCGACATCGCCAGCGCTACACTCGCACTGCATGGAATAACATTCGACGGTCGAATTGATATATTCATTCATCCCGGCAGCACCTACCGCCAACATATACCAATCGCCCATCGAGAACCACGGGCACAATCCAGCGATGGTCACCTGATAAATATGTCGCTTCTTCCCTAGAAACTTAAACCAATAATCAGCCAATGTCGCGCATTGCGTCGCATCGACAATATAATTATTACCCAACTCAAATACAGTTTCACCATTGCGGCGGATGTCATCATCGCGCTTTAGTTTGTCATGGATCAATCCGCCATCAGCCCCGGAATATCTGATTATCGGCTTCCCGCGAATCGTCAACGCGAGCAAATATACATCGAACCCGCGTCCGTTATATAGTTTTATAATAGCTTTGTCAGGATATGAAGTTAGATCGATAGAAGAATTAGCGTCATTTTTTAAGGCATCATTAGCCTTATTCGTCCCAGTTGTTCCCGCTGAAGTTTCCGATAATATAAGGCCGGAAGCTCCAATTAATTCACTATTACCAGTAGAGGTTAATGTATTCCTAGAGTTTAATTGTTCTTTCCATCTTCTACTAAAAGTTTCTGCTTTTGATTCGGTCGCCTTTTCAAAAAACCTAAGTGCCTTAATTCCCCAGTTATATATACTCATTTCATGATTCCTTCTCTTGATACGCGCATTCGATAGTAGTTGCGCCCTGAACCGTGAGATACGTAGCATCTTCTATCGGGTGCATTAATGCGCCACCTGAATTGGTCGTGAGTGCCGCGCTGGTTCCTGTAAATAATGTTTCTAACGCGGTGGCTTTGTTTATTATCACGCCTTCAACTTTAATCGAATTGGCTGCTTCGGTTTCGAGCGAGGTATCTATGGCTCCAACATTATCAATCGCGCCAAATGATTCGGGGGTAGAAACGCCCGCTTCCGCGTAACGGTTTTTAAAAGTAAATATGCCATCCGGAGACATGCCAAGATAATAGCATATCGAGGCATTCCCGATATCTTTAAGATGCTCCCAGACGGTATCTCCTTTAGCAACTAACGTATACGGATGCTCGATATTTACTGCATCACAATCAAAAGCAACGGTATCATATTCATATGTCGCGGCACTTTCCGCGCTTCCTACCCCCGAGGCCCCATCATTAGCATTGACGAGGAAATAGTCTAGCGCATCAATCCCGCGCGTCAACATCACGCCGTCAATATAGAATGTACTTGTCTGCACGGCCTGTATCCCGATCCGCAATCGCATACACAGACTTGATAGAATAGTTCGTGCAACGTTTATCCTAGTCCATACTGCCGTATCTGTTCCGCAAGCCGTCTCGGAAGCTGTACCAATGAGCGATCCCGCGTTATCTAATTCCTCAATCGTGATCTTGACCGCCGATGCCGTGCCCTGATAAACGAATGCGGAATAGTTGAACGTATCGTCTATATCTATAAGATCGTTTGTTTCAAACTTGATTACTTGCGTTACTTTATCGCCTATCGTGTCGGCAATGCACTTCATGGAGTATGTTCCGAATTGCGCATATGTGCTTGACCGCTCGAATGTCGCCATTCCAGAGTTAAGCCAGCTATTGCCTATAGTAGCATTTTCTATCGAGGAATTGAGCGCGTAGTTTCGTATCTCTTTTTTAGTCACTAGTCGCGCTATCGAATGCACAAGCGAATCTGATTCGGTAGTCGGATCGCATAGATCATAACTATCAAAAGCCGCGCCCTCGGATAGTTTCGTTTCGCCTAGTTCCGCGACTCCATCTTCGGCCTCAATTGATACTGACCCTTCATATCGATTCGGAGAGGATCGAGAAAAGGCTCCCGGTGTCGTCCGGCCAATAAAAAGCGTTTCTTTATACCCTTGATAATCATAGGCGGAAACCGCGACGGGCGCGACGGATTCTATCTCGACGCCCACGCGATTCTGTAAATACTTCTGGCTTAATGTCCCGTTATAGTATCCGTTGAATGGATCGAAAGCGTCATATTGATCGTCGGAAAAACTGCCCGTATGATTGAGCAAGGTCAAGCCGCACGTATTCGCCCCGGCGCTTCCCGTCTGAGGATTTTCTACCGACATATCAAGGTTGAAGGATTTCACTCCGCGCTGATCCGTGGATGAAGTCATGCGCGGAATGCGGATTCTCTCGCGCGCGAGCGTGGTCCCATTGAAGTCAAATATTATTTGCCTGTCTGCTTCATAAGTTTTATATTCCCCCGTGGCTAGTGTCTCGTCTAGCTCGTGGATGATCCAATAGGACGATTCGGCAGTACAAGCCGGAAAGAATGATAAAGTATTGACAGGGACAAAAGTACCGGCGGCGGGTGTAGCGGTCGTATTGGCCCACACTACTCCGTTTACCGTACAATAAAAGCCAGCCAACTTCGCAAGATTATCAAACCACATGCGACAATATATCCATTTTTGAAGTTCGGCATTGGATGCAAAAACCGTGCTGACTTGGAATGCGGCCGTACCTCCGCTAGTAGTTTTGAAAACTAGTTTGTCTAGCGTTTCTGAATAATAGAGGATGCAATTAACCGCGTCACATTTGAAAATCGTTTGCAGTGATGCTACATCATACGCGAACTCTGGCTTGAACCAGCCCTCGATTATGAACCGTTGCGGGAGAGTATAGAGGTAGGTAAGATCGGTAGTAGCCCCGCACTGCATCCGATATGATCCGCGCATATTTGTCGAAGCATCGTTTTTGATATATGATATGCCCGCGGAAGTCAGGGCAGGCAACACGCGCCCGCGAGGATTCAAAAAGAAGTTCAGCTTGCGGAATGGATTTATGCGAATGTCTTCCTTCCATGAATCAGGAATGTATTTTATGGCCATCAATAACCCCTTCCCGCTGTGGCCACTGCTCCAACAGCCAAATTCTGCAAGTCTCTTTCTCTCCATATGGAGCCCTGAACGTTTTGTACGATGGTTATATTGCCCATGCCCAATTTATTATTGGCTCCTCCAAATGCATACGGTTCGGGGCCTGCTTCACCCGCTAAAAACAAAGTCGGCTTGGTTACTATACCGCTTCCGCCTTCGGCCATCTTCATGGCGGAAATGGCACCGGCTGCTGTATATGCAGCAGCAGAACCAGCGAGCGCCGGACCTATAGCCATACCTTTCCAAACCTCACCCATTATCGATGCAACCAGAGCCCCCGCTGCTTGAGCCGCCAATTGAGCCCCAAGCGCTTTCAATATTGCGGAAATAGCATCGAGCCCCGCATTTGCGAATCCCTTCCATCCTTCCTCGCCAGTGATAAATGCTTCACCCAACGCAGAAAATACATCGCCATACGCACTTTCTGCCGCTCGGATTGCTTCAATTTGCAATCGTTGTTTTTGAGTTAATGTTTCTGTCTCAATGATAATCTCAGGCAATCCTTCGAGATAGGTATTTATATACTCTGTCGCTCCAGCGTTCAAAGTCTCGAAACTATTTTCCTTCTCGGCCGCTTGTAATGCCTCCGTTGCATCGACGGTTCTGTCAACTGCCGAAACCCAATCTCCGTATGATTGTAGTCTAGCGGCTATTCTAGTTGCCTCTAGGGCAGCCAGCGCCGCCGCTTTATCGGATTCCTTTTTCGCCGCCGCCGCCGCCGCTTCTGCCGCTTCTCTTGCTCGTTCTTCTGCCTTTACCTTTTCTTGCAATATATCGACAACCAATTGTCTAGCCTTAGCTTCAGCCTTTAGCATAGGCAGATTTGCAATTCCTGCCCCGGTTTCTTCGGCAAGTGAAACAGCTTCCATCGCCTCGGCTAATGCATTATTAGCCACGACTAGTTTTTCAGTCGTTGTTAAAGTAACTCCCATTTTTACTTTTTTTATAGCGTCAGCATAATCATTGGTATTTTTTGCGGCCTTAGCCGCTTCTTGTGCGGTTATAATTAACCATTCGCGCCAGGGAGCAAGTTTTTCAGATGTCCCCCGACCTAATTCTTCCTTTAAATCCCCAACGGCGTTTTTCAGTTTGTCTTTTAGATTAATAGCAAGGTTCCCTGCTTCTTTCGCTGCTCCTCCATATGTCTTTGCGAGCTCGTCAAGGATTATTTTCTGAGCCCCGGCCATATCCCCGGCATCCTGCATTTGTTTCATTAGAGCTTTTTCTTGATCGGTAAATTTAAAGCCCTGCCGCGATAGAGAATCGAGCCCCTGTGCTGGATTATCAAGAGCTTTACCGACTGCCTGAGCTGCGCTAGTCAAATCCATCCGCATGACCGTAGCCATATCAAGCACAGATTCGGTCGCTATATCAAACTCTTTTCCTGTAATATTGCGGAAACCGAGGAGCACCGTTTGCATTGATTCTATTGTTTCATCGCCATATTTAGTGGTTTTCTGGAGCGCCCCGGCTATTTCTTCCAAATGCTCTTTTGTTGTCCAAGCATTGGCTCCGGTAGTTTTCAATACATTCCCAAGCAATGCTGAGGCTTCAGCTTGCGCTCTCCACGCAGACTCTACATCATCCAAAACCTGTTTTACTTTCCCGACAACCGCTAGAACTTGCTTAAAGGCAGCGATAGGGCCTTGCATAACATCGCGCATCTGCGCAAATATTGACTGCGTATTTTTTGTAGTGGTATTTAATTGGGCAAGCTTCGCAACAGCTGAATCTACTTCAGCCCTAACTATAATCTTTATCTCTTCGACGGTCGCGATGATTTTACCCTCGCTTTACTCTCCGCTTTTCGGTCTTTCAATCGAGGCATCGAGCGCAATAAACAATCCTATCACTTCATCATGCTGTGCCAGTTGTTCGGCCCACCCGCCAGAATATGCGAATCCCCTCCCATCAATAAACCTTTTATAAATTCCATACATATCCCAGAAATCAGCATCACGTCCGAAGTCTATTAAATGCCATTCCTCCGCATCGTCCTTGCCTTCGTCATTCGTAAGCAGAATCGGCCCATCGGTAATACCTTGCAACTCTTCCATCACTACCCATGGGCGACGTTCATCTACTTTGTTTCTCCAGGTATAGAATCCTGCGATAGCTTTTTTTTTAATTCCTCGGATAGAGACATTGCTAGCCATATCGCTATCCACATTGCAACCATAACACCATCCAAAACTCCAGGCTCGATACTTGCTCCGAGAAGTTTATCAATGGTATCTATTTTCGATTCATCAGAATCATCTAGTCGAGCAATCCTCGTCACTGCGATACGAAGCAATTCCGAAAGATCAGTTTTTTTGAAATCAATAGTCGGGTCCCTTTTTGAAGTTGTCCAAATAATATGCGAATTGACAATATATTTTTCCTCAACGGTAAGGGGGCGAAAATAATAATCAAAACTATTCTCACCTTCTCCGAATGTTTTTTTGATCTCGCCTTTGACTAATTGTACCTTCATTTATCCTCCCTTAAAATAACCCGGCTCGAAATCGATCGAGCCGGGATCAAATTATGCCGTAGTGCAAACCTGAATCTTGCGCGAGGGCAGTAGCGAAAACGCGAAGGTTCCCTTGCCCTTAACCTGGATACTAGGCTTAACGCTAGTAACGTACCCCGCGATAGTGTGCTTGCGCTTGTTTACCGTATCGGTCGCGGTTATTACTCTGATCGTATTGGCGGATGCTACCTTGCCCTCGTGGAATATATCCCCCACGATGGTTTTCTGAGTCGAGCATACCGTGTCATAAGAACCGGAAAAGTTTAGAGCATCAAACGATACCCTGCCAGGGACAGATTTATTACACGTATCCTCGAATGCGGTAACGTCGATCATTTCCTTGGTTCCACCTAGATCGAGACTATCCATACCCCCGATGGTAGAACACGTACCGCCAAGAAGCACTACCGCGTCGGCATCCGTGGAACATGCCGTGCAGGTCCCGCCTGTAACAAGTTTCACAAGCCAATTTTGGCCAAGTGATCTAGTAGTAGCACTCATCTAATTGTCTCCCATGCGCCTAAATCGATGGCGCATTGTTTATAGCCATTTGCAAACGCGACGCCTAATCGCGCCTCGTCTACCCTTTCTTCAAACTCTTCTAGTTTTGGCGTCACCGATTTAATGAGCTTCGCCGACGCTTCCGCTATTTCATCGCGTTCATGGCAATAGACCCATTTCCGGCTAAATATCGCTGACCCTGGCGATATGTTTACCGTTATGCCCGAGCCGCGAAGAAGGCCAACCCAATAATAAAAACTTACTCGGAATCCAGTATATTCCTGTTCCGTTGTAAGGTCAATCCCATACGTAGTTATTTCTATATGTTTCTCGCTACCAAGAAGCAATGCAAACGCGGTCATATAATCAAAACTGAATTGGAACATAGGACCGAACTTTTTAACAAGATCATCAATTAGCAGGTCTTGGCTATTAGATAAATCCGCTTTCTTGCCATCCGTCATTATCGGGCAGTTATACCCGTTCAGCCTCGGCGCGTCGTATTCCTTGTGAACCTCAAAAACGCGGTCAACTTTCTTGAGGATTTTCGCAACGCTCGCGGTAGTCCATATCTCGCCGTCGAAGCCATCCGAGGCCCGCGTCGTCGCCCCGTTGCCGACTAGCGCTATCCTCCTAATTTTGTCCATGCTTAACCTATGTCCTCTGCTTCCGTTTGCGCCCTTCGTCTTTGCCTTATTTCACATACCAGTAAAATTAATTCCTCGCGTTCTTTCCTTGATTGTTCTGATACGGGTATGGAGCAAAATCCACGGAAAATAATATCGTCTAATTCTCCTTCGGTTAATGTCCGCCCCATAATTCCCCCTATTCCCTGCTATATTCGACCCGCACGTCAAACTGGAATTGCCATGCGTTGCCGGTCAATTCAATGTCCCGCACTCCATCCGCGACAATAGAGATTACCGATACGCCATCGCTCCACGGCGCTAGATGGTTTAGGATTTTGCGGGCAGCGAGCGCGATAGACTTGTGCGCCTTGCTGTTTACCACGAAGTCAAACTGAACCCGCGCAATACCAGTATCGCTAATCTCGAAGCTCTCTTCCTCGGTCGGATCGCTTATCACGTTGTAAAAGCCATATGGCTCGGTCGGAGTATCAGGCGCGGAATATGGATATAGCCCGCCCGTCAACGTCGCCAGCCATGCGGTCTGCGCACTGAGCTTTACGTCAAGCGCTTGCTCTATTGAGGTACTAGCCATTATTTAGTACCCGTTGGATTGTCTTTATAGACTTCCTTTATTCTCGCTCGTATAATAGTGCCATGCCTTTGTTCTCGTACCTTTTTACTATAATCAGCGGCTGGCCTCAAATACGGTTGAGCTTTCATAGGAGGATGCAATACCCATGGAGCAAAATGCATCTTCCCATCCTTGCCTTTCCATGCAAGCATTTTACCGGGCTTCGCCCTAATATAATAAGCCTTTGCGACTCCACTTTCTACCGGACCCGCATGGTCGCTCCCTGACCCGACATATCCCTCTTCGGTCGAGTGAGGATGCCTCAGTCTCGCTTTATATGGAGCTAGTTCTCCGCCTCCGCCCTTATTAAACTCGCCTTCGGAATTGTGCATCGCCCACATTATGCTATTTTTCAACTCGCCCTGATCTACCGGGCAAAGTTCCTTAGCGAATCCGGTTATGATAATGCAATCGCCCATAATCAACTTTTCGACAGTTTTCCCATCGATTATCTTCGAGTAGTCTATATGGCTAGGCGTTATCGTTATGCCGATCATAGCACCGCCTCGGGCGATTCCTTCGGGCATTCTCCTATTATTGTCTGTATCTTCTCTGTATTGCTTTCAGGGTATCCGCCATGTATTAGATGCCGAATACCTTGGCTCCATTCTTGCATATTAGTTACATCTATCAATTCTCTCCCGCACTTCTCGCATACCATAAAATCCCCCTTATAGTACGGCTTCCGGCGATTCCTTAACGTAGACCTCTTGATGATGGTTAGCCAATTCGCTCAATTCCTTTATATTAACAATCTCGAACGTGCGGCTATCCCATTTGATCTTCATCGCGCGAGTGATAGCAACGGACGAGGGAAGGCAGAAGTATCCATCGCCCCGAGCCTCCGTGGCCCCGCCCATGCGGGCGCGATCCCCTGAAAGCTCATGCAGGCCCGAGCCCTTGAACGGCGAGCCCGTGATAGCGCTCCACGTATTGTCATACGGCCATGTCGCGGAAGCCGAGAAGCTATAGACCGCGATTGACTGCGTGTAGAAGCGCTCAATGCCCATTACTTCGCCTTAAACAAATCAGGGCGATACGAAATATCTTCTTCGCCCGCGCGAAAATAAACAACCGCGTCTTTATGTATTCCGATAACTGCCTCAAATTGCCCTTTCCATTCTTTCAATTCAGTCCCCGCAGGAATAATAAAATCAGCTTGTAAAACAAAAGCCTTTGATTTCTTATTGCTCATATAAGCCCCCTTAATTGCTTCCCGTGATTGTATCATACCCTTCCGCGCTAGTCGGCGCAACCGGCCAATAGGTTCTATTCTCATTCATGTGCCATTGGATTGTCCCTCGGCCCACGCGGTGATTCTTCCACTTTGAAAGTGACTTGATAATCTCGTCAGGGTATCCGCTATTCGTAGTGCCCGCGCTTCTTGCCTCGGAGTAGTTTCCGAGCGACATCGAAGTGAGCCCTGCGCTATTGGAATTGGAGAGCTGATACCCGATCATACGCGATGCGATCAATTCAAGGGGCTTCGGGAAATTGCAAAGGTCGATCCGCACAGAATACCCGTCCGTGGTTTGCAGTTCGTCGACTATCGCTTCCGTCGTCGCGAGGTAGGTATCGGCCTGCGAGGCTATCGTGAAGATGCCATCGTTCAGCCGCGAGCCGGATACGATTATGTTTCCGCCGGTTGGGTAGCCCATCGCAGTAAACCCGCCCGCGTCAATCAGAATCTTATACGTCGATCCGGTAACATCAAAGTAGATGTCATCGGAGGTAAAATCATAGTCAGTCGCGACGAACTTGTTATTGCACTCCTCCACAATGTCCGCGTAGACAATCGGTATGAGGAGCGATATCAAAGCATCGCGCGTCGCGTCGGTGTCGGTTATTCGGAGGAAGGCTTTCACATTCGCAAGGCTTACCATGATTCCCCCTAAGAAGGCGGGCGGGATAACGCGAGGGGGAACCTACACGCTAAACCGCCCGCTAGATTTTACTTGCCGTCTACAAGCGGAAGCTCGTATCCGATGATCGAAGAGAACCATAGCGAGGTCGTGGTAGTCACGCTGGAGCAAAGCGAGATAGCATTGCCAGGCATAATGGCGATAGCGCCGTCATAGTCCTGGTCGTAATTGCCCGAACCGGCAGAGGGAGCAACGGCTCCGAGCTGAATGCCAGTGGATGCAAGGAACGCGGGCGCGGTCGTGAAGGTACACACCGCAGGCGCGAACTTCATTGAACTCTTGAAAGGCGCTCCGTAAATAGCGGGGTCCGCGTCCTGCTCGGTAAAAGTCACGATAGGCGCAGCGGTCCCGAGGGCCGATCCGGCGTTTTTAGTGACCATCCACTGGAGAGAGGAAACCGTAGTCGTCCCCGAAAGGAAGTTGACCAAAAGCTTCGCAATGTACAGAACCTTGCCTGATCCGGCAGGATTCCAAATGGTCGGACAGTTGCCCGTAGTGGCCGAAAGCAGAAGCGCGGCAGCGGTTTTGACCGTGTAGTTGAACAAGAATCCGCGACGGGCAAGCTCGGCGTACTTCCCGCCCATCTGCGCGACTTTGAGCGAGCCATTGGAATCGAGAGAGAGAGGCGCGTCTTCGCTGTCATTGCGGAAAAGCTGCCCCACGAGTCCCTTGATGTTCATTTTCTACTCCTCGGCGACGTCTTCGTCGTCAATTTCATCGCCACCAAGGGCGACGGCCTGTAGGTTGAGCTTCTTGAGCTCTACGAGGATTGCGCTCAGGCTTTCGTCCAAATCCCCGGCCATTGCAAAGACGAACTCTTTCAGTTCGACATCTTCGAGGCTCTTATCTTCCAGAATCTGCGTGATTCTAGGAATGCTCATTCCGTTACCACCTTCGGCTTCCTGCCTCGCTTTGCCTTTACCGGCTCCTCCGCGTCGGGCTCCGCGCTTTCAATTACAGGCTCGGGTAGGGGCTCCGTCGAATATCCCATGGCCAGCGCGTGCCGAATGATCTCGGGATTCAAGGTCTCGAAAGGCCCATCGTCAAAATCATGCACTGCCCGAGACGAACCCGGATACCGAAGAACCCCTACTCCGTAAAACTTCATGTTCCCTCCCTTAGGCCATTGTCGCGATACCGCCGGCACCAGCCGCAGTCGCATCCGAATTGACCACCGCGGCGGTCCCGGCTACGTTGCACCACGAGGTCCAGCCGTATTCTCCGCAAGAGTCGATCAGGATACCCTTGTTATCCGAGGCCGCACCCACGATGTAAATGACCGACGTTGACAGGATCGCTCCCTTGCTAACGCGCCAATTCTGGAACGTACAGCGCCGGAAGAATATCTGCCCTCCGATGGTGTCTGCCGCCGCGACTCGGACAGCGCAACAGTCGGAAGTCGCGCTGTCCTGGAGGAACACGCAATCCTCAAAGAAGTTCTGTCCCTGAACGCCAGTCATGAGCACAAGCCCACTCGCGGCGGTTCTGACGGAGTTGTTATCGCCGAGCCAGCAATGGATGAACTCGGTCTCGCTCGCGGTATCTATGGTAACCGGAGCTCCCGTAGCAACGGAAAGCGTGTTCGCCGTGAAGGCCGCGCGGAAGTGGCAATTTACATACTTATTGCGGTTCGCATGGTTAGTAACCGCGACGAGAGAAAGAGCCTGCGTGCCTTCATTCGCGATGTACATATTCATGAAACAGTTATTCGAGCCGGTAACATCGATCATCGTAGGAATGTAGGACGTAATCGAGGAATAGGCCGCGCCCACAGTAATCGCCACCGATATGGTAAGCGTAAGAGCCGCGACCGCCGTAACCGTGAACGTATCAGTACTAGTACCGGCGCAGATACCCTGCATCCCGACTACCCATCCGTCCGTAATGAACGAATCGGCCGCGCGGGTAATCGAAAGCCCGCCAGCCGGAACGGTCAAGGTCGCCGTCGTGGTAACGGTCGTAGTCGTGATCCGGTTGCGGCTCATGTACCCACAACCCTTGCTCATTCCGTAGAGCGTAATACCCCACTTCGCCCAGGTCAGAGTATGCGTCATGGAGAGCGAGTGAGAGCCCGTCGCGTCGGCTACGGGGCAGTATGCAATACCATCCCCCGCGCCCGTGATACACCTGTCGTAGGCTTCCTCAAGCGTCGCGAGAGGATGAAGCCAATCGTCGCCCTCGGCCGTATCGGCACCATGCCCAGGCTCGACAAACCACCATCGCCCGCGAATAGGCGGAAGCTGCATGTACTGCGCAAGGCGGTAAACATCGCCAGAGTTAGCAGGCTGGAGGCTTCCGCTCGGGTAAATCAGTTCAGCCATTTTTTCACCCTTCCTTAGCTCGTCGCCAGGCCGGTTATCGAACCGTGGTACATCTCCGGGCCATAATCGAAGCTAGGCTGCATGTAGAGGAACCCGCCCACCACGGCGCCGAGCTGGCCCTTGACATAGTAACCAACGTCCATGCCGGGCCCGCCGCCCGCGTCCTGCCGCTGCCCAATCACGATGCCCTCGGTCGAGGGAGGAACGGGGCAGAATACCGGCGCGCATACGGACATCTCGACGATAAACAGCGTATCAGTCGGAGCCTGCGGGGAGAAAATGACGCGCACAATCCCGAGTCCGGGAATCATTACGCGGTCAATCGCCACGCCGCCCATAGTCCTATCCATCGGTGCCACGCCGTAAATATCGGAGAGCTTCTGCACTTGGAAGGAATTGGCGACGATAGCAAGATCAACGCCCGGAGTACCCGAGGAGACCATCTCGCGCGCAAGCTCGTCAACCATCGTCTTAGAGAGGGCCTTCGATCCGCCCGCTACTGTGTTGGTCGTGATAACCGTCGAGAGCCCGCCCATGGCGCAAGCCGTCGCGCTGGTAGACTCTACAACCTCGGTGCCCTGGAGCATATGGTTTTCAAGAGTCTTTGCCAACCTGATAAGCCCGGCGCGCTTCTGGAACGCAACGCCGGAAAGGGAAGCTCCGGGAACATCCGCGTTAATTCCGGAATACTGGCCCGCGAGCGATTCCTTCTTGAAGGTAGACTCTACATGATACCACAGGATTTCACAGGTATTATGTCCCTGAGCCAGAGCTACGGTCGTGGCGACAGCGTCGGACTTGGAGGTATCTTCGGAGATGACAGCGATATCCCCCGCTCCCGGCGTGAACGTATCAATCGGAATCGTCCAAGAGGCCGTACGCTTCGCCCTCGGAGCAATAGACGCAAGGAACGGCGCGCTATTGGCACCGTAGGCAAAAAGCAATCCCCGATAATTCAGGGTATCAGAATCCATGGGCGTAGACATTGATTATCTCCTATGCGTTTCGCGCCGCGAGCCTGGCCTGCGCTTCAATCTGTTCATGCAATATAAGCGCCTCGTCGGCTCGCTTCGGATCGCGGAGCGCTTCCTTGTACCTTGATTCCAGGTCGGCCGGGGGAGTAATATTCCCGCCCCTCGGTTCTCCATTATTCCCAAATCTACCTTTCCGGTCAACTTCTATCGCCGCATCCCGGAAATCCTTTATAATCTTTGCATATTCCTTGATCTCTGCGGTCGTCGCGTCGTCATTGTCGGTTATCCACTTCTCAAGTTTGTGAACCGGAATACCTTCGGATGCCGCGAGCTTAGCCGCTAGCGCAAGTTGTTTGTCCTTTATCGCTTCGGCCTTTTCGGCGGCTCTCTCTGCCTTGATCTGCGCTAACTCAATCTTGATCGGGTCAGTCTCAGGACCGGTTAACTCTTTGACCTTGGCATCGAGCAACTTCGGGAACTTGTCCGCCATGAACTTCTCATCGTGCGACGCGATCTTGACGGATATTTCCGAATCCAAAGCGCCCTTGAAAAACTTGTTCCCCTGGATGTACGCGGCGGCCTTCTCATTCGAATCAATTCCCGCAACCGGATTGGCCGCGACAACCGCTTCCGAAATAGCCTTTTCCGCATCGGCTCGATTAGCCTCGGGCAGTAAAGCGATAAGCTCCTTGATATTCATTTCGATCCTTCGCCCCCGGACGCATTGCCCCCGGACGCTTTTGTTTGCTTAGGCTAACTATAGGCCACTTTTCTATATATGTCAAGTCGCATATTAAACTAGGCACTAAGGCATAAAAAGGCCCGGATTGCTCCGGGCCTTGGCTAGAAATGCGGGCGAGCTACTTCGTGCGAGGCTCGAGGGCGTCGATAACCCTCCCTCCCTTCTTCGCGTACTCGGGATATGCGAGGATGAGGGCGGTATGCTTGAGGGTTTTCCCGATCATATTAGCCACGCTATCCGCGCGCCTGATCGTCTCCTCATCGTAATTCCCCGTCGTCAATTCCCGCAACTGGTCGGACATAATCTCGGCCAGTTCATCCGCGTTCATCTGCTTTGCCATCTAGGCCTCCTTGAGTCTTTTTATACCACGCATAAGCGCGATATGCTTTTCTTTTAGATCCAATAATCCAGGAGTATACTTTACTCCCATTTTATAAAAATAGTTTCTTGCCGCGACCCTATTGCTTTTTCTTGCCTTGTCTCTTAAGTATTCTTTATTGTTTTCGGCCCATTTCTTAAACCGTGAATGAGATTCATCTTTATGTAATTCGCGATATTCCTTTGCCTTAGCATATAATATCTCTTTTTTGCCTTGCCTCATGGACCTTTGCCTAATTCTGATTTCCTCTTTATGCTCTATTTTGTATTGCTTTTCTCTTTGCTTTACCTTGTCTATATTGCGTTTCCTGTAATCGGCTACCATTATCCGGCCACAGGAAACGCAATATGATTGTAAATATACATATACTTCCCCTTTGTATTTTTGGGTAGTTTCTCTAAATTGCGCTTTCTCTTTCCACTCCCCGCATTTCGTGCATTGCTTCATGGCTGGATCTGTTCTTCAATCCATCCGGCTATGGCTAAGGCGCGGTCAGGCTCATTATTCGCAAGCGCTTGGTAATATCGGGCATGCGCTACATTGATAGCTATAGCCTTATTAGTCTGCACTTCGCTTGCGGTTGGAATCTTGCGGATTGTTATTTCATAGCCGAATAGCTTCACGCTTTCCCCCTTGCAAGTAGTATAACATACCCTCGCGCTATGTCAAACTAAATCAATAAAAAGCCCGGATTGCTCCGGGCCTTAGGCGAGTTAAAGGATGGCTACTTGTAGGCTTCGGCCAGCTCGTTATATTCCGCGATCCATTCGGCAGGAATCGGGTATGCCTCGGCGGTATAGCGCGTTATCGCGTCCCTGATCTCTTCGAGCCTTTTGCGGTCGCTCACATAGCGCGGCCTAAGCCCTAGCGGTGGCTTCCTTGGGCACTCTTCGCAATTCCTGCTAATTCCGTTCATTCCTTCACCCTTCTTGCGTTTGATGGGCTAGAGCGATTCGGCGGCTTTATATCCGCGCATGTAATCCGCGTCCGATCGCATGAAGCGATTAGGCGGGAATCCCTCGCGGGCATCGTCGAATCCCTGTTCGTACTTTTTCGCGTTCTCGGGCTTCCGGTTCTCTTCCAGTTGTTCGCTTGTGTTCATCTCGTCCCCCTTGATACCCTAAGCATACTAGGCGATGGGAACGGAAGGATTTGAACCTTCGCCCGGTTTCCAACGAACCTTCCGAGCTAGCCGAGCGATTTATATCCGATCGTCGAGGCCCATGAAGGCTCATACGTCCTTCTATATTTTGGCTCTCTCGGAACTTCCTCGCTTTCATTCATTCCCGATACTGTTATCATACTACACCCTAGCTAGATTGCAAGCGAAATCACTCTAAAATACGCGACCCCTACCGTTGCAGGCGAAGCACTTACCGGCCTTGTTATGCAGATACTCGGGGATGATCTTGGCTCCATGGCACTTCGGACAGACCGTACCATGCTTTAGACGATAGATCTCGGCTTTGTCGGCATCCGTGAGTGTCTTGGGCTTATACTGTACGGTTAACAGGTCCCCTAGGCTCGTCATTTGGCTCCCTCCTTACTCTCTGTATATAGTATAGACCCCACAATACTACATATCAACGGGGAGACGTAAAATGTTAGGCTGGGCTAACTGAGCTTCAAACGGGGCCAACCTTTCTCAGGAGTCCATCCAAGCGGCTCGGACCATTGGCTAAAGGTCTGATAAGGCACGATGCCTTGTCCGCGTATCCTTCTAACCGAGGGCTCGATGCCTTCTAGGACATCATAGACGGCGCAAGCGCAATTTATATCTTCTTCCTTCACTCCGAATAATCTAGGCTGTGTAGCCGAATATCCATTGCTCCAGAATAATCCATTCTCGTCTGCATACGTCCCGTCAAGGTGTCCGTGAGTGGGCCTATCCTTTCGGCCTATCAGCCCTATCTCATGGCTCCATCGCTTTCGGACTTGTAGGCCAGCCTCCACGGCTTGATTGTGGGAATCCTCGGCCCCCTCGCTCCAGCATCGCCCCGCCTCAGTCCGAACTACCCGGAGCGCTTGCCATAGTCCTTTGTCAAACTCACCCTTAATCGTCCGCGCGATCTTGGTATACGAATCTCCGTTCGTTATCCCGCGCATGATGGCGGATTGCGTGCTATAGATGCCCGCCGTGGTATTCTTGGCCCAGGTCTTGACTAGATCGAGGCCGGATGCATCCGAATAAACCGCCGCCCGTATGGCAGATATGGGAAGCGCCGGGATTCCGAGCTTGACGCCGACAGCCTGATCATAAGCCCATATATTTCTGTAATATCCATCTTGGATCGCTTGCGCACTCGTCTCCTCCGTGAGTTTGACACCGGACTTACGGAGGGCCGACATTTCATCTGCCAGGTTTTGTAGTCTATTTGCCAGCTGGTTGTATCTGATTGCATCTTCTTTCCTTATGTAGATCGGCCCGCTCGGAGTCTGCGCGGGAGTCGATAGCCCTACCTTCGCGTACAGCTTTGCGATGTCCGCGCTAGTCCGGTCAAAGGCATCCTTGTACAGCCTGAGCAATGCCCGGTCTATGGCTTTATCCCGCGCCGCCTCGCTTGCGTAGAAGCCTTGCTCTTGGAGCTTGGCTAGGTCTCTAAACGGGATATCAGCCATTTCGCCTTGATGCAATTATTAAAATAATTGAGATGACTGCTATCAATATAAGCCCGCAACTGATAGGGTTTATTGTCAATATGCCAGTTGCAAAATCGTATACCATATTCACTCCTTGGCTAGGTCGCGGAAGGGAAGGTCAGGCATTAGGCCCCTTTAATCCAAGCACTTCGGCGCGGAGTCGCTTTACTTCCTCGGCTAGCTGCTTCGCTCCCGCGAACATTATAGCATTGTATGGCTCTTGGAATGCGGTTCCTATCTGTCGCGGCCCATATGGCATAATAGAAACAATATCGTATGTAGGGAACTCATAATCACCCGAATCATCGACCGTCTTGCGGACGGCCCACTCTCCGGGAAATGATTTAGCATATGCATCTAAAATGTCGTCGATACTCACGCCTTCACCTCCCGCTTGATCGCCCGCCATGTATCATCGGATACCCTAAGCCATTCTCCGCGATTCCGCTCAGTTGATACAAACCGCCCCCCGCAACCTGTGCATATTGCCTTAAAATATGGATCTTCCTTACAAGTAATGTCATAATAATAATGATTATGTTCGCTCATGCTTTAACCTCTCTTTTGATCGCCCACAGCTCCCGAGTCCACGCGGCCCGTTCGCTGTCGCCCTCCGCCCGCTTTTGATTGTCCGGTATCGTGCGGATAAACTTCAAGCACCGCAAGACTTCCGCCCTCAGTCGCTTGTTATCCTCTAGGATGCAATCGCCGGTAAAGGTTTCAGCCATATCGTTCCCCCGCCCGCTAAGGCTAATTTGTCGATGACTTCCTGTAGTATATCCCAATCTAGGATATTGTTGGGGAAGGTCAATTCGATAAAGGTGTCGGGCATATATCCCCCTATAATCTATATTCGTGGTCCTTGGCTATAAGCTCTTGAATGCTTATCATCGTTCGGCGCTTATGTACTCCTAGCAAGCGCATCTTCAATATGAACCAAAATGAAAACTTCCGCAATTTCGCGACGCGTTCTAACAAGTCGTCGAACTTCTTTACCGTGTCGCCCATGTCGGCATGGACATAAATAGTAGCACTTCCCAAACTTGCCATATACCCCCCCCCTTCCTGATTCTATCAACTAGGAAATGGTAGCCTTAATGCAAGGCACATCGGGTATAAATGCGGCTTCGAAGTCGGCGTCGGGTATTTCAAAGCTAATCCGGCGGATATAGCTCATCTCCCCGCTCTCTACCATTCCCTTTGCTTTGTCCTCTTCGCCCGCTAGATAATCGGGATTATCGTCCTCTGTGTATTCATCGGCGGCGGCTAGAAGCTCGGGCGCATACTCGCCAGGATAATTACAAGTGCGTTGTCCCCAAATCGTAAAAACCTTCATTCTGTTTCCCCCTATCCCATTATATCAAAATCGAGCAAGGACCGACCTAACGCCTTGCCCCCCCCCTGGCCCTATGTTCCAGGGACCGACAGGCCGCGCCCGCGTAACCGAGCCGCCTACACTTAGGCCTATATTACGTTTCCCAAGCCCGCAAGAAGCGCCGGGAATTGAACCCGATAAACCTTTCGCTTCTATCTCATTCTATCACGGCTTCGAGGATTGCGCTAGTTTATTCGGCTGTCCAGAGGCGGGCGCGATTACTTCCGCCTTATCCGGCGTAAACGCATCGGCGGGCTGAAGCATCCGCATGGCGTCCTCGCGCGTGAGCGTCGGCATGGCGACTAGCACGATCTCAACGGCGGTCGCGAGCGGGAGCTGGTTATCCGCTACGGCCTGCGCCACGGTAACAAGCGAGGCTACCTGAGCGCCGTTTAGCGCCTGGGCCTGTACGTTGTCTCCTGCGGGCATTGGGCTTCCATCGGGGCCGGTCTCGCCGGGTATCTCATCGTCAAGGCTCATCCCGCCCATGCCATTTTCCATTTCCTTTGCGGTCGCCTCAATGTCGGTAACCAGAGTTGACGGAAGCAGTTTAAGCGCAACTCTAAGCGGCAACTGTGCGGGCGATACCTTCATAAACATATCAATCGCCGACTGTAGATCGAAGGGCAGATTGCGCACAAACTTAAGGTCAATCTGCGGGCGGTCCTGCGGCTTTGCTTTAAGGTTTCCGGTCACGTTTTGAATCAAACGGATGCGCCACTGAATAAAGCGCGAGAAATAAGCCTCGTAAACCTTGCTAGCATATTCAAAGGGCAACAGCTTATAGGCAAGCGATATCCCGCTAATCTGCCCGGTAGTAGCCATGTCCTTATTGTCAAAAAGCATCATCATGTCATAACTAAGGCGCTCGAATAATTGATCGGCCTTATCGATGAAATCGGAAGGAATTGTCTTGATAAGAAAATCGACCTTGCTCTTGACGTTTTCCCCGAGGTCTTCAAAGGTTCTCGTTATTTTTAGCTTGTCAACTTCGGATTGCCCGCTTTCATCAATCTCGCTTGATAGCCGATTGGCGAGCAAAAGGAACGAAGTAGCGAACCGCTGTAACTCATTCGCCCAATCCTCGGAAACTATCCTGTCGCGGAAGTCTATAATTGATTTTACATGGTCAAATAGGTTCGCCCCATTCCGGTTGATCTTGCCAATAGCCCAGGGAACTTCCCCGTAGGCATGGGGCTCGCGCTTAGTCTCGGCTAGGTCAGTCCATTCCTTGCCCTCATAATAGACAATTTCTAAGGCGTCCCAGTATACCGCCTCTTTCTTTTCATCGTCAGTCTCTAGGCTTTTTGTACTAAAATAGCGAACCATACCCGCGAGCTTAGGCGGGAGAGAATCGTCCCAAATCGCTATGCACTGCTCAGGCGGGACCTCGACGAATCGCGCCTCTCCGTCCTTTGTATAGTGATATTCATATGTATAGCCATGTGCGCACGCTGTCTCGAACTCCTCATGCGTCGAAAGCCCCGCATCGTTCGCGTCGAATATAGGTTTAAGTACATCGGTATAGTAATCGGCCTTCCCGGTAAGTACCTTTTTTACCTTATCAACTACGCCAGGGAGCCCACCGCGTGGAGCCTTGTCTTTCGTGGAAAGCTGGATTGAATCCTCGCCCGCCATGTAGCCCGAGACAATCGTCACGGCCTTCTTGACGATGGGGATTGATATGCGGTTATCGGGCTCCTCGTGGGCCTTTCGCCCAAGGATGGCGACGTTTCGCCCCTCCATGTATGCGCGTTGCTCCGCGATCTTCGCTACCCGCGCTCCGTCCGATGCGATTAGCTTGCTTATCTGTTTAGCGTCCATGATTTACCTCTTTATTGCGTCAAGTAGTTTAGCAAGTATTCTATTGTGCCGTTTCCAGTATTGATCTCGAGGGCCGGAATATACCCCGTCATCTTCGTTGCGGTTTAATAGTATGGCGATATGATTATATTCGGGCAAGGTCAACGATATCTTTATCTCTCGCATACCGCCCCCATAGTTAGGCTAGAAAAATACGGGAGTAGCAGGCACGCTCGCGCGTTTACATAGAGCCCGCTACCCCCTTCGCTATACTGATTATACACGATTTGGGCTAAAAGTAAAGGCCGAGTTGCCCCGGCCTTACACCGTTTCGCCTAAGCTACCGCGGGTGGTTGTTTGCATACTACCACGCTATCCCCTATCCGTCAACCAAGATCGCGGAGAACTTTATCGAGCGCGAATAAATACTTGTCAACGCCCATCTCATCGCATTGGATAAGCGCTATCCGGCACGCCTCTACAATCTCCCTGTCTCGGGCGCGGATTAGGGCGGCTATTTGGGCTACCCTTAATTTTGCTTCCGGCCAATCGGGAGGATTGTGCACCCACGGCCCGCGAGTGCTAATATTGTATGTCCCCTCTGCAAACTCCTCGGCGCTCTGCATGCTTCCCCCTATTTACCGTCGGCCTTGGCGAGGGCTTTGTTAGACTTTACCATGGCGGAAATCCATTGCTTTTCGTTTTCGTGCATCCCCGAGTTGTCTTGCGCAGCGACTAATGATTTAAGCGCCTCATACATATCGGGAGCGGCAGAGATTAGATGGGCATTGGCTTTCCTTTGTGCCCACGGTATTCTTTTGTTAAAAACATCAGTGGTTGCAGTCCTTCCAAAAACAGAACGAATAACACATCCTATTGATTTCCACGGCCCCGGCGTAAACTTGCTCATGATTCCCCCTTACCCTAGTCTAGCAATCAGGAAACGTGAGCCGGTCCCCTGCTGTCCGCAAACTGATACGACTCGCGCTGACCTGAATACTGGTGTTTTCTTCCCTGCATACCAGCCGTGTGAACCGACCCGCATTTTCGGCACCGATAAGCCCTCCTCCCATCGAATGCGCGGCCCTTATCAAACTGATTGCACCCGCAGGAACAAGTATTCGGCGTTACTTCCATTTTCTCCCCCTATTGCTAGTCCGGCAGTCAAGGCCAACATAGTGCATATGCCCACGCCACACTGCGCAAGTTATACCAATAAGCTCTTCGCCGTCCTTTTCGATATACCATCGAACAAACGCGCCATCTAGCAATTCCATGCGGGGCTTCAATGACTCAAGCGTATCTGCTTCCGAATCGGGAAGATACGTTGTGCCAAAGTCGCTAGATGAATATAGCCGATACATCTTTCCCCCTGTCTATATTCTAGCATTGATCCGCTAAGGACGCAAGGAAAATCGATAGTAATAAAAAGGCCGGGGCATCGCGCACCCCGGCTAAGGGGCTTCCACCCTGTGCCCAACATAGGCGATGTTTCACGCTTCTGCGGTCTTCCTCGGTAGTCTATCATTCGTAGGCTCCGCTTGTCAACATAAATCGTCAAAGCCCTAGCGACGCGGCGGCTGTACCGGCGCGGATAGGCGCGCGGCCAATCTGGAATTGGTAGCCGGTCGAAAGATTGTCTACCTGATCGTCGTGCTCTTTCCCGAGGCCATCGAAGCGCAATAGCTCATCTATCCAATCGTCATTCCACGCGGCGCGCTTGACATGGACATGTCCGGGGGCTTCAAAGATCGGCTCTAGCGGTACGGCCCGAGTTGCCTTATCCCCCGCCGCGAGTATCACCTTATTCCAGTTTATCTCCGGTATGGCCTTTTTAAGGTAGGGATAGGCATCCTTTGCGTCCAAGCTCGATTCGACGCACTGGCGCACCCCTGTACCGTCCATACGTGCGAATGTCCTGATCTTGGCATCACGCTCGGGCGCATCGTCTCTCGTCCTTACTACGTCGGCAATCCACAAATGCGGGACAGGATCGCCCGGCCTGCGCTCGAAGGCTAGCTTAGTCCCCGCCGTCCAGTCGGGATCGTCGCCGCCGCGCTGCTTTGCTGTATGCGCTAAATCCCATACCCTAATCCAGTAGAGCCTGCGGTCGGTCGGAAGCTCGTCTATCCATTCGATATTCCCAATGGCAAAGCGCCCGCCCGTCCTGAGCATCGGGTTACAATCTAATATAGCGGAACTTGAATACTTGCCAAGGGTAGCGTATTGCGCGAGATACCACGCTTTAGGGTATCGCTCCTCGAATAGAAACTCATTTGGGTATTGTCCCGGCCCCTTATAGTCCTTTGCCCTCGCCGGAAACTCCATGATCTCGAATTGCGGGAAGGCGGGATCTTCCTTCATCGCCTTGCGTATCCGGCCCGCCACGTCGTCCCAGTGCCACCACGTAGCCAGGACTATAACAATTCCAACGGGAGCGATGCGCGTCATAAAGTCATTGGTAAATGCGTCCCATGCGTTATTGCGCTGGACTAGGCTTTCGGCTTCGGCCCGGCCCGAGAGGTAATCGTCTAGGATGCCTAGCGCGTACCCTGAGCCCGTCATATGGCCGGCGATGCCTGTTGCCATGAGCCCGCCGCCCTTATCGGTTAGGTAATGGTCTTTCCGGTTTGTATCGGTCGAAAGTCTAAAGGTAGGGTAGCAAACCTTAAACCTGTCCGAGTCGATTATGCCTCGAGCGAAGGTCGAAAACTCGATCGCCTTATCCGCCGCATAGGATACTTGCATGACCTCCGCGTTCGGGAACTCACCTAAAAAGTGAGGCCCGAGATACCGAGAGACGATATCGGATTTCCCTGCTCTATGATGGACATTGATTAGTAGGTAGGTTGTCTTGCCTTGCCGATAGTCCTTGAATGCTTTATCTATCCGCTCACATATTTTGTGGGTATGGAATCCAGGAGTAAAAGCAGAAAGCCCGCGCCATGTATAATCCATAAAGGATTCATGGCCGTTTCGTGCCTCTTCTCGCGCCTCATCTTCTAGTAAATCAAGATATTCTGCTTCCTCATTTTCGTTTAGCACGTTTTTTCTCTAGCTCCGCTATCCTAGCGGCCCGCTCCTCTGGCGTCATATATGAAGTCAAAAGCTCGCCAGATAAAGCAAGTTTACTTCCTTCGGTCCCTTCCCGCAGTTCCTTAATCATTGATACCGCAGGAGCGTCGCTTCTAGCCAATACTCGGCGAATCGTATCCTTTATCAAGTCATACCCCGAAAGCTCAATTTCGCCATCGTCCGTTTCAACCCGGAACTTCTCGGCTAAAATGTCCCCATATACCTGACTAAGTAGCCTTTTTTCTTTGCGGACCTCGCCGGATTTAATTCCTCCTAATCGCCCCTTCTCCCGTGCTTCCTCCGTGCTTTCTATCCGCTTGAGATTGGCTGGCCTTCCCCTTTTTTTCGTCTCCATGCGCCTAGTATATATCGCTTTCGCTATATTGGCAAGTGTTAGTCTCACCTTACAATACTACACCCGCGAGACGATTATCGCGCACAAGCTCCGATAGTGTAATATACTCGTATTATCAAGTTTCAAGGGGGACAATATGGCTACCAGGATTTACCGGGTCAATTACACGACGGAGAAAATGGTGCAAATTTGCGAGCCTGAATACTTCATGTCGCTCACTAATGCTAAGGCGGCGCTTGTCGAACACGGTTACCACGAGGTAAGCCCCGAAGACTTCGACGATAACACCTGCGCCCAATGGGAGCATGATGCCAATTTCTTTTTCGAGAAGTCCTTCGCCTATATCGGGTTCTTTGAGGCTAAAGATTGAAAGCAATCCTCGCGTTAGAGTTGCGCGGGGACAATACCCGCCAACTCTGGAAGCTTGGTAGATGGCAATGCGACCAAGTAGCCCCCGGTCTTGGCGCGGCCGTTATTGGGTTTATGCCATCTTCCGCATGGTGCGCGGAAATAGTAGGACGCGATCCTAAATATAAATATGCCCGCCGGTTCTTGCCGTTCAAAAAAAACTATTCGCAATCTAATTCGGTAGGCTCTCGTGGAGTACGGGCAATATATATGCTAGAGGAAAACAAAATATACGAAGTTAAGGAATGGAAAGAAAGATATTTTTGTACTATTCGTGATTGGGCTATATGCAGAATATCAGAATACGAGGTTAATGAATGGCTGAAAGAAAAGCCTTAGGCATAAATGTATTGCAATCCTCGCGCGAAAGAATCGCGTATGTGTTCGATCAGTTTAGCCGGATATATGTTTCCTTTTCGGGCGGAAAGGATAGTACTGTTATGCTCCATTTAGTCATGGAAGAAGCCAAGAAAAGGAATAGAAAGGTCGGAGTACTTTTTATTGATTGGGAAGTGCAGTATAAATTGACGATAGAGCATGTATCCGCGATGTTTGAACTATACAAAGAAAATATTATTCCGTATTGGGTAGCATTACCAATAAAAACAGAATGCGCGATATCTCAATATGAGCCGCATTGGATTTGTTGGGATGAATCGAAGCGTGATTTGTGGGTACGACAGCCGCCAGAATATGCAATAACTGATAATACCTTTTTTGACTTTTATACTAAAGAAATGACTTTTGAAGAGTTTGTCCCTGCCTTCGGCGAATGGTATGCAAAAAAAGACTTGGGCGAGTGTTTCGAGCCTACGGTTTGCCTTGTAGGAATACGAGCCGAGGAGAGCCTCAATCGACTATTGAAAGTTCGTGTCAAAAAAAATAGAGAATATTGGAATGGAAGAATGTGGCTATTGAATGCGAAGTCCTCATATATAGATGTAGTATTGGCGCATCCATTGTACGACTGGAAAGTTTCTGATATATGGATTTATAATGGGACAGAATATAAACCATATAATAAAATATATGATCTTATGTATCAGGCCGGAATACCAATAAGCAAACAAAGAATAGACGAGTTTTTCGGCCAAGAAGCGCGGCGCGGATTGTGGGCGTTGCACGAAATAGAACCGGATACATGGGCGAAGGTTACTGGAAGAATAACGGGATGTAATTCGGCGGCGCTCTATGCTCGCGAACATGGCAATATAAACGGAGATCGGAAAATAACAAAACCCGAGGGACATACTTGGAAATCGTTTGCTGAATTATTGCTAGCATCAATGCCAGAAAAAATATCAGAGCATTATAAAAATAAGATCTCTATATATTTGCATTGGTATAAAGATCGGGGATATGATAAGGGCTTGCCAGATGAAGCAGAAGGGGACCTTGAAACAAAAGACAAGAATCCATCATGGAGGAGAATATGCAAGGTGCTATTGAGGAACGATTATTGGTGCAAGGCGCTCTCTTTCACGCCGACGAAGGCATCGAGCTACGAGAATTATCTCAGAGTAATGAGGAACCGCCGAAAGGCTTGGGGGATGTTTTAGAATATCTTCACGGTTTATCCGATGAAGGCAAAATCGATGCAATAAATAAGATCAAGCTCGCGCTTCATAAAGAAAGCCCCATGAAAAACGAGCCTGTAGATTGTGTGTTATGGGTCAAGGCCGACCTTGTAAATGCAAACGACTATAATCCTAATACAGTTGCGCCGCCTGAAATGAAGCTCTTGCATACTTCTATTATACAAGACGGGTACACCCAGCCAATTGTAGCATTTCCCGAGGACGGAGAATATACAACCATAGACGGATTCCATCGTAACCGTGTCGGGAAAGAATACAAGGATGTTCGCGAACGTGTTTTAGGTTATTTGCCTATAACGATAATTAATTCAAGTCGTGCAGATAAAAGCGACCGTATCGCAGCAACTATCCGCCATAATCGGGCGCGGGGAAAGCATCAAGTTAAGGCTATGTCTGATATAGTGGTTGAACTTTCGCGGCGTAATTGGAGCGATGAGCGTATAAGTAAAGAGTTGGGGATGGATTCTGATGAAGTATTAAGGCTTAAGCAGATAACAGGAATAGCAGAGTTATTTCAAGACAAATCATATTCGGAGGCATGGGAATAGAATAGGCCCCGTCGATTGACGGGGCTTTTTATTTATACCTGCCCTTCCTTCCCCGCCTCTTCTGCCGTGCCTTGTATTGCATCGAGTGGATTGACGTCCAGCTCCCCGCTCGCCTCGGCCTGCCCCTCGGCGGCCTTGATTGCTTCCCCTACTGCCTCATGTAGCGGCAGGTGCATCAGGTCTCGCCCGCACCACTCTTTGTACGTCAGATCGATCTCCGCTTGAACTTCGGCGAGCTGGGCGCGAAGAGCATCGTATGCGTCGATGGCGTGTTCCAGTGCGTTGACTATCTCACCGATATCGTGCCGCGCCCAGTCGCCGGCAAGCGCCCGTTCTTCGGTAAGTGAGTCTTCGGTCGGATCGGGGAAAGACTCGCGTAAGATTGCGGCCGGATCGGCCCCGCCATGCTCAAGATATTGCTCGATATGTAACCATGCCTTGTCGTACTTATCCATTTTATTTCTCCTCATCGGATAAGATCGCGGTGTATTCATTACAAGGCTGAATACCCATTGCGCAATTATTAGCCCCGCAATTTGCCTTGCAATATCTCTCCGCGCATCGCTCCCGCCCGGCCTTCAGCTCGGCGTCGATTAGGGCGGTAATAGCATCTCGATATTCTGGCCATTCCCCTGATTTGCTGTTAAAATCCCATGCCTTTCTTGCCAGCTCTTCCGCTCGCTTGCTCATTCGCTTGCCTCCTTCGCATATCCATGTATTCGATGCCATTCGTCCATGTCATGTTCGGCATCCAGCATGTCCCATTCCATGCACAAATCGAGAGCAGTATCAAAGGAGGGGCCTCCGTCTCGTGTTTCACGCAGGGCATTTGCCATCCTTCGCGCGAGATCAAAAACAGGGAAGGAGATAGGCGATGCATCATCGAGTATTGCATACTCCAAATTGGCATCGCTCCAATCACGGATATTGCCCTCCCGACATTTATGCAGAAAATCAAAAGCTCGCGTCACGCATCTTCGGCGCTCATCGGCCCTAATCTCGGATTCGGTCATACTATCCCCCTTATTGCTCTCCCATATCTATCATCCAATCTAATTATATCCTCTTCATCATTGAGCCCAAACGATACTTCAAAAAATCGCACTAAATTATTACTATGATTTGATGCCCGATGAATAACGCGAATACCAAAAAGGAATTCATCTCCTGGATAACACATCTGATTGTGTTCATGTTCAGAATACCAATGCAATATTTTATCTACAGTGAGATTTTCAGGGACCGGAGAATCAGACCATTCCAAACGCATCGGATCGATAATAATATACCTTTGTTCTCGATGATTATGCATCTGCAAACTGAGCGCTTGATACGGCTGGATGCAGAGCATTTTAACCGTGCATGGTTCGTTTTCGGCATACACAGAAAAATATCCCCACGGCCTTTCAACCCATCTTTTCGAATTCATTAATTCCCCCTTAGTTGATATAAAACTTCGCCTTTAGCTTATTCAGTGCCTCTTCAATCTGCGCGTGTTCTTCTTCAGACAATTCCCCCTGTTCCTCAATCTCTGGAATAGATAAATCCTGTTTTAGCCCCTGATATTCTTGATATGCCTCTTCTGAGTATTTTTCTAATTCTGCGATACCTGGAGCCGTGCGATATTGCCTAGGATGTCTCATGAGTACTACGCGAGCGAGACAAGATATAAACATCTCGTCGAATGGCTCGAGATATGCTAACATTGTTTTTCGCATATCTTCATGAAATCGATCATTGTAGCAATTTTGTATGTATTCTACAAATCTTTCGGCTGTCATTTTAGGCTTCGAATGGATTGACATTATCGCCCTCCTTTTGCCTTTGCCCTATCTCGACAAGTACCCTATCGAATATACCCGGAGCCGAAAGATTAGAAGGCGTGAATGGTTGTCCTCGCCAGAATCTATCCCCATTCTTCGTCAATTCATAATATCGCGTAATTACTAATTCCGCAAGTTTTATTTTATCCCCATCTGAATACATTTTTGCGTGTTGCTCACAGTATTTTATAATTCGCTTTATGGCCTGCGCTTCCTTGGGATAGTTGGTGAAGGCCCCGCATTTGCCGATAAAGGATTCAAATATCGCAGTATAGAGCGGATCGGATTCCTTTTTTACCTTGGCAACAGCTTTTGTTTTCACCTCGACTTCCGCGACAGCGGATGGCGGTATTATCTTCTCTTTTTCTTTATCTGAAGATGAAGATGAAGATGAAGAGCTTTCTTGTGGGTTAGGGGTTAGGTTAGCCGCCGGTAACCCGTCGCTTTTTTCTGGGTTATTTATAGGCGGCCTTCCCCCTTTCTTCCCGTTTTCCGATGCCGCGTTGCGCCTATTGGCCGCGTTTTCCATTTCCTCGTCGGCTCGCTTGTTCCTGTAATTCCCGTCTATCAACTCAAAGTAATAACCCAGAATAAAGCTACAGGTTTTCTCATTTACCCTCGCGACGCGGGAAAGCCGGTCAACGTCGCTACCTATCTCTCCATTTTTCTGCCAGTAGTGCATGAGTAAAAGGACGTATGCTCCATGCTCCTCGGCTGATAGTTCTACCGTATCCCGTAGATAGTCGCCTATGTAGATAGGCATCCAAATATCTACTTTAGGCATTATCTAATAGTTCCGGGTTTTCGTGGATATTGCCGATTACTTCGCAAAAGTCGGCCTTTAGTTGCGTAATTTGTCCGCCTATGTCCCCATATTCATAATCCGCATAGTGTTCCCTGAAATGGATGTCGCCAGTATATCCAGCATCATACATGTAGCGGTATTTTCTGGATGATTTAAGGATATCACCTTCGTATATCTCTCGGCCCTTCGAGTCGTGGAGGCCGGTAAATTGCTCTAAAATCCAACCGGGCGGAATGCTGACACCCTTAACATATCCTGCCTCAACGTTACCAATATTCCCTAATTGCCACTTCGGAGATTCATTATATTTTGCGCCCCAGCATCTAAACTTTATCTTTCTCATATTGCACCTCTAAAAAGAAAGCGGCCACTGCCACCCCTTGCCGGGTTAGGGAAGTGCAGGCTTCCCTGGTGGCAGTAACCGCTCTTAATATCGCCTCCTACAAGGCCACGCGTCAACCATGCGGCAACACGGCTAACATAGATATTCTCGCATATGGGCATGGAATTGTCAAGAGGGCTCAGGTGAAGTCAAGGTCAATGGGCTTAGGCGCGGGCTTCTCGTCCTCGAATAGCCTTGGCTGTTTGTAGGCGTCGGCAATGCGGCGGCAGGATTTCCAGGCAGTCGCCGAGTATCAAACGAGCATCGCCTATAATTTCCTCGCGCACGGTTCCCCCTTAGAGCTACAGTATCACGCTATTTATCGGCCCATGACTTTACCCAGTGCATCCCTACCCACGATATGGATATATCTCCACAAATAAACGTCTGCCATTTATTGGCATTCTTCTTCCGCTGGCGTTTCTTCATGGTTTCCCCCTTTGATTATCCTATCACGCTATCGGTGCCTCGGCAAGCAGAATCTTTCGCGCGATAGCCGCCTCTCTGTCGCGCATTTTCAATTCCGTAACTTGCTCGGGCTCGGAGAAGAGATCAAGCTCGGGCATCGCGGCCATCTCCTTTCGTTTCAGCCAGCACCTCTTGCGTTAGGCGAACCGCCTCGTCGTATAGGTGCTCGTAATCCTGCCGATTGCAGTCGCATAAGGCCTTGTCGTATTTGACCCATGTCTCTAGCGCTCGTCTCATTTTGTCGTTAATCTGCGCGACATAATCATCGTTGTGGCTCACGATAGGCTCAGGATGAGATGCTACGTCGATGGAGCAAAAAGCCCCCGCGTCCTCGTAGGCACGGAAGGCGGCCACGCGCGCAGTCGATGGCGTGTCGACGAAAAAGCACATCTCGGAATCGGGCGAGACGAAGGGGCGAATCGAGAACGGACCGGGCGTCATCCCTGCCCCTCCTTCCCGGCCTCCTTTTTGGAGGCTACAAACGAGTCGTATTCCACGGTTCCCCCTTAGAGCTACAGTATCACGCTATCGATATATTTCGTGCATCATGCAATCATTAACAATCATCCCCGGTTCATACCAGTTTTCTCCCTCTGAAATAAAAAATTCTTTATCGTTTTCATGGGGCCGTAAAACGAGATCAAATGCGGGCAGGCTAGTAACACCATCAAGCATGGTGAAAAATGAAAACACAAGCCCATCTAGTTTTTCTTTGCTTGTTTTATTAGGCATTGAATCCCAATATTCCGCCATACCAGCAAGATACTCGATTACTTCCTGGCGCACTTCCTCGGCAGTTTTTGCTCTTGGCTCCATTTTATCCTCCTTGCTTATCCTATCACGCTATCGGTGCCTCGGCAAGCAGAATCCGTTTCGCGATGGCGGCCTCGCGGTCGCGCATTTTAAGGTCCGTAACTTGTTGCGGCGTAAAGTCGGGCGTCCTAATCAGCCCATGGGTATACAGTAGATCATCATACAGCTCGGGCGGACTACGCTCTAGAAATCCGTTGCTTTCGCATGTATCAAATAATGCACTACCCGGATACGGCGTAGCGATCGATATATTCCTTTGATCGAGCGGGAGGCTATTCGCGTAGTCAAGCGTCCGTTGCATTTCCCCGAGCGTTTCTCCGGGATAGCCAATGATGAAAAACCCGCATGTTTTAATCCCCTCCGCGCGGACCATTTCTACAAGCTCTAGCGCTTCCGGCTGAGGCATCCATTTCGCCCCCAGGCGCATGAGGCGGGCTGTAGACTCGTTCCCTGTCTCGAAAGGTAGACTTACCCGCCAGCACCCCGAACCGGCCAATTCGCGGATATGCTCGCGGACGCCCTTCGCATAGATACCATTCGGCGTGGACCACCATAGGCCACGCTGCCGAAGCTCGCCTAAAATCCAGGTGAAGTTTTCGCCCGAGGCTATGAAATTATCGTCCTCGATGAATATCTCCTCGAATCCCTCTAGCACAAGAGCATCGAGATAGGCGGATATCTTCTCCCGCGAATAGTACCGCGTCGGCCCCCAGAACCGATTGACCCCGCAGTATCCACAATGGCGCGCGCATCCCCTAGAAAACTCTACCGGCATCCAATGGTCAGTCTTGCTCTGTAGGTCATGAGGCGAGCCCATCGCCCAATATGGAGCCATGCGTTGCGCGCTAGGCTCGGGATATTCCACCTTGTCAAACGTGATCGAGGGGAATAGGCCCGTCTCGCCATCGCCTCGAATTACTTTATTGACTCCCTCCGGGGCCTGAACCGCCGCCGCATGGAACCCGCCTGCGACGGCGTAGGCTCCCCGTCTCGAACACAGCATAGCCGCTTCGCAATATATGGAATGCTGAATAGAAAATTGAGCCGAAAGCCCTACCATGTCCCATTCGGTTTCGAGCGCATAATCCAATTGGTCAAGGCATCCGTCAAGATGGCAGTCTAGTGTTAAAACCTCCGCGCCCTCCCATAGCCTAGCGTTATGCTCGATTGACCATAGCCCTATCGGAGGCATGTAACACGGCTTCTGCGTCGGCTTGTGCGGCTCGGGCAGCTTGACAAGTAATATTCTCATTTTGTTGGTGGCTGGGGAAGCGGCATCCAATGGGTAGCGGTCATGCCCCCGAACCCTGGCATCGAGAACTCGGGGCGGATGAATCCGTCACCATAGTCGAATGGGTTGAAATGGCATACCCGTATCGATCCTCCATATTGGAAATTGCCAGGGGCAAGAACCACGAGAACCGATTGCCCCTTCTCCGGCCATTTGTCATTTATATTTACCCACTCGCTCATACCATGCCCTCCTTGATATGCCCCGAGCCACAAACTACCACGGGATTAAGCAACTCCCCGCGACGGCGAAGTATGCTTCTATCCTGGTATATCCATCCCGCTTTAGGATGATACCGGCGCGGAGTCGATAACCGCAGAATCTTTGCGCGGAGATTAAGCTCCCGCAAGCGTGTTTCAAACTTCAATTGGCCCCCTTCCCTTACAATGGCTATAGACCGATATCTTCCCGCCCGGTGTAATTCTAATTTCCATTTGCTCATTACCAGAATAGATACCGATAAAACTTCCCATGCGTTTATCTTTGCATATCCTTTCAACGGAAATGCCATTCCAAACGAAACCGTACCTAGTGACCATGCCTTCTTGCGGCTTCATGCCTTCCCCCTTAGCGCCTTGTATTTCTTGCGGTACTCATCCGCGATCAGCTTGCACTCAAAGTCGCCTAGCTTCGTTGCGGTATGGCGCGCTTGCTCTTTCATCTCGTACCACTCTAGGCCGTTGCGCTCGACCATGACGCGCTTGAAGGCTTGACGCTCGCCGTTTCCCTCTTCGTTGCACGTGGAACACTGGCCGAACACTATCGACTCGTCAAAAAGTATCCCGCCCGTCCGACCGGGTATCATGTGCCCGGCCTGAATATCTTTGCTCGGCTTCACCACGTCGCAAGTGATACACCGGCAATACTCGGGGCTTCCCGTCGTTGCTAGCGCATCGCGTAGGCGGATGTAAAGGCTAAACCAACGCCACGCGGTAGCCTTTGGCCCGCTGGATTTATTCGATAGCTTGCGGTATGGCATTAAACATCGAACTCCCAAATTATCGCGGCCACTTCGGAAGTCAATATTTCGCAGTTTAGGAATAGCATCCGCTCATCTCCTGCGTCCCATCTTTCATAGATGCTTTCATATTCATCTTCATCATAGCGCCCTTCTACCGCTACGCCTGATTTAAGGATAACGCGAAGTGTTTTCATCATCCCTCCGATTTAGTAGCCCCGCCTTGCGACGGGGCCTTGCGATTAGCTATCCCCAAACATTTCCTTCTCGATAAGACGCTTGATCGCGTCCTTGTCCGCATCGGTCCAGTACGCACGGCCCTTCGGTAGCTTCCCGCCCTTATACTCGCAGGCCGCCGCGTGAACCTTGCTAAACGGAACATTCCATTCCTTAGCCATCTCGTGAAGTGACATAGTGCCTCCTTAATCCGATGCGTATTTACCCTCGGAGCCCGAGTCGTCCCCGATGGGATTATCGAACCCATACTTTACGGCAGTGGCCTTAAAAGTAGGAAGGCCGTATTGTGCGTATTCCTCGAAATCTTCGAGCCCTTCTTCGAGTATCCAATTCCACATGCAGATAACGTCATGCATAAGCCCCGCCGAAATACCGCGCTGATTAAGTGCCTTCTCGAATGCAAAGGCTAGATCGGTTTCGAGATGCTTGAGAACATTTTCACGCGTAAACGGCTCGGCGATATGCTTGCCCTTGAACTCCTCTTTTAGTTCTAGGCCGCATTCGCCTAAGCGCTCTTCGGGAATAAATGCGGACAGCCTACCGATATCCCGCCCATCGATAGAATCCGATTTGTAAGAAAGAATCTGATCAATCGTTTTCATTGCTTCCCCCTTTCTCCATTTTAGCACGCATTAAAAATGCCGGTTACTCTATCCGGCTCGGCCTCCCGCACGTAATCGTTATAGGTGTCCTAAGCTCCCTGTGTCCCTGGGCTGGGGCTATGACCATTTTAGCACGCATTAGGCCGCGAGTAAAGAAAAATCGCTAGGGCTTGGTCTTTCTAGTTTCCCTTATTTTATTGATTAGCGCATCGAGTTCCACGTAATCGTCCCCTGCCCTTTTTGCTTTTGATTGTGCATTCCTGAATCTACGCCATGCGCCATTCCTCAAGGCCGATAAAAATCTAATAGGTATTTCACATTTTGATATATCTCCCGCGCATTTCACAAATGGGCAGAAATCGTGTACTTTGTTTTGTGGCCACGCCGGATGCAAACAGCCATAATGCCAATCGTTTTCGTCTATTTGTCCAGGGTGACAAGTAGGCGAGCAATGATGCTTGCATGTTCCTTTTCCGCTTGGAAAATCACCATCAATGAATGCTATCCCGTCCATTTATGCCCCCTCGTATGCCCTTACCCTCGCCTCAAGCTCGTCTAGCTCGGCGAGAAACTATTTATCTCTGATCCCGCCTAATTGATTCTCCGTAAACCACTCCGATTGCGCCCGCTGTGTGCAATCCATAATATAGGCGACCTTATAAGTTGGTTCGGTAAACCTATTTTCATATTCATTCCTAGAAATGTACCCAAGCGGAATACCTCGCGGATGCAATTCTATCCCTATTATTTTACCTTGATCGAGTGATCCGTCGGTATGCGGGCATCCGGTTATTTTAACTCGCTGTCCTAACCGATATTTCATGCTTCCCCCCTTATATGCGCGAACCTTGGCTTCAAGCGCGTCTAGCTCGGCGAGAGATTATTCAATAAATATATCCGGCGAACATCTCATCCTTTCTGCACAATGTAATAGCAGTAGCGTTTTATCCCATGACCTATTTCGCTTATATATCTTTTCTATTACCTCAACACTCCAAATTGTATGCTTTGATATTTGTTTAATTATTGCACGCTCCATTTGAGTAATAAAGTATTCATCCATATCCCTACCCCCTATGTTTTATAAGCTCTAACTTTGGCTTCTAGCGCGTCCAATTCATCGAGAAACTTTACCGCCTCAGCCCGCAGATACGCGTGGAAGTCCTCGGTCGGCGTGTAGCGAATGCAGAAAAAGGACAGGTTGCCCGGTAAGCGCGGATCGTAGCTCACGAAGTCGGCCCACTGTCGTCCCGCGCTCTCGATCTCCCACGCCATTTGATAGGTATGCTGTTCGGGCACGACGCCCGCGAGAAGCGTTTCAAGATGCACCTTCGTCGTCGGGCATTTGATTTCTAGCACGCCGTCATCGCCCACAAGCCCATCAGGCGATGCCCCGCTGTGCGCTATGCTCGGATGTGGGAAGTAGGCGCACTCCTGGACTAACACGCCCTGGGCAGTCTCATACATGGCGCGCGCCTCGCCCTCGTAGGTATTTCCCCATTGCATCGCATCGGATACGAAATGCTCGGCCCACTTGCCCGTCAATCGCTCAATGAGCTTTTCCGTCATGAGCGTATCGCGGGCAGCGTAGTACTTATCACCCCTGCCCTTCGCGCATGCTTCATACATGCGCGATCCGGTCAGATTCCCCATTCTGGCGGAGCACCATTCGGCGGAACCCTGGATCATTTGGGCGGCTCGATTAGCTTACTAGAGACGATTGTTATTTTATCTCTTCCAGGTATTTTGCGTATAGCATTAACCGCAATCTCCCGTATGGAATAATGTTTCGCTTCATCGCTTAGTTCATATTCCCATTCGCAATATGAATCGCTTATCTTAAGTTTCATTGCGGCCCTCCCGTTAGTCGCTTCCTGGCCTTAATCTTTTTTATTTTAGCCCCGCCGATATAAGCCCCGTCCTTTCGAAATCCATAGCCCTCTATTGGATTATCGGGCTTGAATCGGCGCAATCCATCTCGGTCTAAAAAATAGTCCCCTATCGTACCATCCGGGAGCCAGTCTACATGAACCGTAGTAATTAGCCTGGCTTTCACTGCGGGCCTCCTGTCAACCTCTTGCGGGCCTGCGCATAGGTGCCAAGGATGAACGTTTTCGCGTTCGCGTTGTCGGCGTATCGCTCGAGCGCTATCTTGTTCAGCTCTAGGATCTTGTCTACCGAATCCGCGTTTTCGTATTTGTCGAGTGTTGCTTTTAACTCGGGGTCAATGTCGAGCGTCGCGTCGTTATCCTCGTCCTCGATGATTAGTCCGAGCCCGTCTACCATGCTATTCCTTTTCGCATAGCTCGATGTCATGCGAGCGGCCTGGACGGCGTTTACGATCTCCCCTCCCGAGTTGGATTGCTTGGCCCCGAGGAGCGGAGCGTCGAAGCAATTGCTTTTCGTATGCCCATGCGCGAACAGGTCGAACCATACCCGCTTCCCGCCCTCTATGGCTTCCTCGCGCCACGAGTAGGAAAAGCCGTGCGCTTGTAGAATCGGATCGCAGGTCTTTTGGATCTCCTCGAGCGGCGCATAGTCATACATGTGCTTTCCAGCTGACGTTTTCACTTCCTTGCTTTTCTTGATTGAGGGAAGCGATGCGCGCATCTTGGCGAAGGCAGTCTCAAACGCTAGCCGCGCCTGCCTGTCCTCGTCCGCGTACTTCATCGCGATGAGCTTTTCCATGAGCGCCACCCGGTCTCCGGCGTCCGATGGCATGGCCGACACCTGCGCGATGATATCCATTGTGCTAGGGACGCGCGCGACGGCGGTTTCCTCCCTCGCTACTTCCTCGCCGAATAGTGCCATCATTCCCCCTTCGCGAGTTTCGCCTTGAGCGTTTCGATCACTTCGGCGTCGATATCGATTACCTTATGGCATTCCTTGATTACCTTGTCTTGCGCCGCGATCACGTTGCGTAGCGTGTCGATTACCTCTTGCGGGTAGTCACTCATCATCGTCCTCCTCCGATTCATATTCGTCGTAGTCGCGCTCCTCGCGCTCGCAATACGCAGTCAACCAATATAGCCAATCCTCAGTATTCATGCGCCCGACTGAATGCGTATCGCCCGCGATGCACATATGGCCCCCTGAATGATTATACTACGCTTTGTCGCCCTGTAAAGGTAAATCGGCACCTAGGGCTAGGATTATTTTCTTCGCGTTCCCCGGCGTCAACTTCGGGCCGATCACGGTTGATATGGTTCCGTCCGGAGCGGTTATATGCGTGATCCTGCATCAGTCGGCTTGTTTCAGTTTGTAGCCGGATTCGGTTAGCTCGATCATACTTCGGCCTTGTTCAGTATCTTCACGGATCGGGCGAGTTGGCGCTTCCTTGCCAGCTTCCTTTGCGTCCTGGCGAAGGCTTGCGCATCCCGATCATGTATCGAGGCATAGGCTTCCTTCGACCATCGCTTAAGCGTGGCCTTATACCATCGGCCTATCGCATCCATGTACCTCTTGCGGAATCTCGGGAAGATTCGGGCGGCGAGGCGGCGATACCACTTCGCGTATACATCCGCCTCGCCCTTCTTCCAGAGCCCTTGACGCTCTGCCTCTTTATAGGCATAGGCCCGAGCCCGCTTGATCTGCCGGGCGCTCACTTCGCGAATCCCTTGTATATCTTTTTCTGCGTGTGGCAACGCGGGGCCGATATGGCCATAAAGGCATCGCGCCCGTTGCTGATCCGGTTCGAGCAATTCCCGCTGGACCGAGTGCGGAAAATGTCTTTCGCCTTGAGAATGCCCGCGACCACGAAGGCCGCCATTACCGCGAAAATGCCCCTGTTCTTCATCTTGTTTCCTCCACGTGCAAAATGGATACGGCGACCGCTTCCGGCACGCCCCTACGCCCCTGTATGTAGCTCTCCATGGTCCGGCTCGGCACTCCGCACAAGTCGGCCAGCATCTTGCATGTTAGGTTATGCTCGCGCATGATCGCGCGGATGCGGTCAGGCTTCATCGGGTATCTCAATTATTGACATACGGCGCCGGATAGCTCGATGTATCCTTTTTTTGTTTTCCCCGTGGGGCTTTCCGTATCCTCCGTTACAACAATTGCATGTCGGGAAATATGGGCCGCCTTCCACTTTGGGGACGTTATACCATTCCTTCTTCAATGGGGATTTTTTGGCCTTACGATACTTCATCCTCTCCCCCTTATTGGCGCGGGGTTTCCCCCGCTAGTTGGCTAGGAATCGAAATGCAACTCGGAGACAAAGGCAATTACCTTTGATTCGTCATTAAAAGGATCGCCGACCTTATCACAAGCATCATCGCAAGCTGTCTCATCCATTTCATAGGCGACGTTAAAGACGGCCTGCCCCCTCCTGCATCCCTTCCTTTGTTGGGCTGCTACTTGGCTCCAAAACTCTCGGCTATCCATTCCATCCTCCTTAACCTTGACTTAATCATACTACACTTTGGGCGGCTTGCAAGCAAAATTTATCCCGCTTTGTATATTGTTAATCTAGTCTAACTTTGTCATTTCATGGATCGTGGATTCAAGGCGCAATGCATCCTTAATAGATTCCGCGTATTTGTCAGTCAATCGGCGGATGAACCGCGAGAGCATCGGGTAGTCGTTTTTGACGCTCTCTGCTATCGTCCTTGCTTCCGTGATTAGAAGTTCGCTCTCAGTCATTTGTCAATCTCCTTGCTATCTCGCGCCATTGCCCAGCCTCCATGCTAGTCAACTGAGCCCAAATATCAAGATCGGGGCCAGTAAAAAATGCTCGGGCATCATCCTTCCATGTTATTCTCGTATCGCATCCGACATGACTGCCTTTGCCGGTTAATGGGGTGTATCGTAGATCATAGAGCGCTTCCCCTATTACAGCAACCGCAAGCTCCCGCCATGGGTCAATCGGATATTCGCGCCCGAGAATCCTTGACCGGCTATCGAGTACTTCGCGCAAGGACCGCCTATCGTACATATTCCCCCTTGACCCGCGCTACATATTTTTGGTCAATTCCATGCCTCCGCGCCCAGGTCAAACCACGCCTATGTGCTGTAATAGCGCGGTCAATATCTCCTAAAGCGGCATAGTTTTTATACCATAATTCAATCGCCTTTTGGGTTGACTCAATAGGGTCAAATGGATTTATCAGTCCACGCTCGCGATTGAAATAAACGCGGAATTGCCACATGCCAAGGTCGCGACCATCTGGGCCTATAGCGCAAGGATCAAATCCTGATTCGCAACGCGCTATCCCCCAAAAGTATTTAAGCGGCAAACTGGCTAATTGATGTTTCAGGGGCGGCGGTCTTGATGGGATGTATATACGTCCGGAGGTTAAAATTAAAAGTGCAGCGATTGCAATAATTATGGTTTTTTTGGTTTGCATTTTCTATCCCGCTCATTCAATCGCCCAGAAAGTATAAAGGGAGCGAAGGAAAGCATCCCAAAAACGATAATAAAAACAACAATAAAAAGGCATGCTATAATATTCATCTTACTATTCCCCTGGGGCCATTATAAATCCAATATTTTGCATAATGAGCTTTCCCATGCGATTCTAATTTCATATTTATTTTATATCCTATTCTCCTCAATTCATAAATACGGGCTCCGAGGCGAAAACTTCCGAATCGATTAAGCGCCTGGATCGGAGTAAGGGTATGCCCTTGCAATAACCATTTCAGGATTTTGTCGCGTTGTGTTGTTTTACTCATTTTATTCCTCTTTGTCTTCGATTATATGCGGGAGCAGATCAATCAATGCGGCCTTTATTGCGATGGCTCCTATCGGATTCCATGCTTCGAGTCTTGCAATCACTCGCAAAGATGCCGCGTGAAGAATCTCTTCCTTGGTTTCCATATATCCCCCCTTGTCTATAGCTATCATATTACAGATTCGCGGCGCGTCAACTATAATCGTACCCGTGTTAGCCTAGACAAACAAAAACCGGCCCTGCGGAAGGAGGAGGACCGCAAGGCCGGGAAAGGCGAGGGGGTCGCCTTTAATTCTTTATTGCTATAATAATAAAACCTATTCCATCAAGGACTAGCGCGGCCCCGAGCATTCCGCAGAATATCGAGCGCATTTTCAAGTCCCTTGATAGCGTCGCTATTTCCGCGTTTGATTTCCTCAGCGCTTCCTGTGCATCCAGAATCGCCTGAGTTATCGCCGCGTATTCGTCGGGCGATAAAGTAACTACCAAGGAGGACGGCAATTGCTCCGATAACGCCGAACACGGCGCGAATAACAGCCCACAGATGAGGAAGAGTGATAGCCATTTCATCGCCTATCCTTGTTTGGAAAACTTGCCAGTAGCGGCCAAGGCGGCACCGAATCCGACAATAAAAGCCGGATCATGGCCAGTAAACCAACCTACTACTCCGACGACGATAAGGCAAAATCCGGCGACCTTTACCAAGTCGCCGTCCCATTCGCCATCCGTAAAAAGCGATTTAATAAACTTCATATTCGCTCCTATTCCGTCACTATGAATTGATCTCCGGGAATTAGCTTATCCCAAAGCCAGCGGATATCCGTTTCCGTGCCGATTCTCAAACATCCTTGCGTCCAATCAGAGGTTGAAAAATGCAGGCCGTAGAAATAGTCCGCGATTTTCTCTTTTGTATTTCTGAGATAAAATCCGTTTTCGTCGAGCTCCCAAATATCGAGCATTTGATAGGCGTCAGTAGCTATATAGACAGGATATAAATATCCGTCTTTTTCGGCGTCGGGATGCTCGATGAAACCGGTTATTCGCCATACTCCGGCAGGAAAGGAGCGCGGCATGACGGGATATTCCTTTCGCCCATCCTTGCCCATCGAGTATACAATATCGGGGATATCTTTTTTAGGCCGCAATCCATTTATTTCATTTCTTACTTTTGACCAACATGGGATTAGGCGATCATTGGCGAACAAAAACCCGTCCGACTTATGCCAGGATAAAACCATTATACCCCCTTAATAATAGATACAATACCTAACCCCAGGGCTACCAAAATACCAGCCCACTGTGCAAACGCCACGCCTTTTTTGTCATGTGACTGGATATGTCTATCTAGTCGCCCTTCCACTGCATCCACCCGCTCGCATGTTGCCAGTTTTTCGAGGGCCGACAGAATGTTCATCGTCCGCTCGTCAATGCGGGCCAGCATCCCTCTATCCGTATCATCCATTCCTTGTCGCCTCTCCGGGCCTTCATATCCCATATATTCCCCATTGTTAGTTTAGTCTAACATAAGAGTACCATATATTGTATCGCCTGTCAAACACGATATACTATATAAGTAGGAGGATAAGTTATGAAAATATCAATGGCGATTCTACTATCTTTGCTCCTTGCTTCGTGCGCGCCGTTCGGGTTCAATCCTATGGGATATGAAGTGCTACATGAGGATTTGGATGTCGCATGGCCCAAAGTCGCGGCCATGAAATATCAAGATGATCCTGATGGATATTGGAAATCACCCGCCGAGTTTTTCCGGGACGGTGGCGGCGATTGCGAGGATTTCGCAACTGCCTTGATTTATTTACTCGGTCCCGAAGCATCATTTGTAGGTATCAATGTAAATGGGATTCGCCATGCAATTGTAAAATACATAGATTTTTATATAGAACCACAAGGCTATAAATATTATTATTCCCCAACCGAATTAGATATAATAATAATTTATTCTTATGCTTTTATAATGCGTTATTCGACATCATGGGGTAATAAAGAATTAACTATTATATCCTCCCGAGCTGGTATCGGCGCATGCGTTGGTCGTCCCGGCATCGGCATATGATGCAGTATATGGATTTGAATCATCCGTACTATTGCATTGTTGCACAGAATTGCAATTATCATATCCATATTCAATAGACAATGAAGAACTATTTGAAGCCGTGCTACAGACAGAAAGTCGTTTACAATAATTAAATGAATAAATATTTGCACTAGCCCCCGTTGTACTATTCCCCGAACTATTACAAGAGGAAAGATTTGTACAAGCATGAAATGAAAAAATATGTGCACTAGCCCCCGTCGTACTATTCCCCGAACTACTACAAGAGGAAAGATTTGTACAAGCATTAAATGAAAAAATATCTGCACTAGCCCCCGTCGTACTATTCCCCGAACTATTACAAGAGGAAAGATTTG